ATGCGATATTTAGTCACACTAGAGCCAGTAGAAGAGGGCGGTTATTTCGTCTCGTTCCCGGATATCCCCGAAGCTTTAACCCAAGGCGATACACGGGAAGAGGCGCTAGAGATGGCACTTGATGCGCTAATAACCGCCTTTGAATTTTACTTCGAAGATAGTGAAAAAATCCCGCTTCCTAGCCCTGTAGGGCGGGATGATGATTATGTCGATGTGCCTTTAAGCGTGGCCTCTAAGGTGCTTATGCTCAATGCGTTTCTTGATTCCAAGTTAACGCAAATTGAGTTAGCTAGCCGTATGGGGGTGAAAAAGCAGGAAGTGACCCGTATCTTTGATTTACGGCACTCAACCAAAATTGATACGGTGGGTAAGGTCGCATTGGCTATCGGACATCAGTTAACGTTGTCCATTGAATGAAAATCACCATTAATTAACAGGCTGCGTTAATACGTGGCCTTCTTTCATATCCTCATAAAACGCAACCAGATGCACACAGCACGGTTATTAATCAAACTAATACGTACCTAGGTTAATAATGCGATATCAATTAGCGCTACGGGTTTGTGTTCTGATGGTCTGAAACACAATTATCTCGCCCGCAACATGCGGGCTTTTTTACACCTTCATAGAGCTATGAATACAATTCTGATATTAAAGAATGGGCAATGAGTGTAATAAAAAACTGATAATTCAGAGTGTTATATTAGTTTAGTGGTTTAAAAGTTGTCGTTACTTTTTCGGATATAGAAATAAATTATGTGATATCAGAATTGTTTGGTAAATCATTTCGAATGGTTCGTTTGATAGGCTGCTCATTTTCATCAAAATACCGACTGGGCCATATCTCAGCAGGGGTTACACCAATTTCCTGAGCGATCAACAATTCCCCTTTAGGCTAGGGCCGCGTTAAAGCATTTGCTAATGTTGAAGAATTTAAACCGTGCTCTCTGGACAATGATGCCAGCGTCTTATTCTTCTTGCGTATCGCGGCGATAATATCGGCGGTGTGCCAATCTTTTTTCATATTCCTGCTTACCTCTTTGGTGGTGGCGGTTCAAACAGGGTTCGCAGTACCGGAGAGTAACCATTCCGGCGAGGCATAGCCTCCCCTGCCTGAACCGCCATAGAAGCGATAGCAGGCACACTGGTAAGGAAATAATCTCTTACCAGTGGGTTACTCATTCAAGGCTGCGACCCCCTGACCATTGGATTTTGCCGATGGCGACACTACTCTAACCGATTGTATTATCTGACTCAAGAATCAAATAAATACCTTAGTGACGGTTTGTCTCACTTCGCTTATGACGAAATAAACGAACTTATGATGAAAACGGCACTACACCGCACCCGCCTGCACACTTTGGATCAAAAGAAGACAATGGAGAAAATTACAATGCAATGATATTAAAGGAAAAATTATGTTTTACGTGAAAAATAAGATCATGAAAGAGAGCCGTGCTTTATCATAGAAATCAGATAGGGCGCGGCTTTAGAGGATATACAGAACTGAAATTATTTTCTCCTTTTGCATTATGACAAGGAGAAAGTGAAAGCATTAAAGTGTGTTTAATTCATTAATAAGCGCAGGGTTACGTTCAAGCATCTTAAGTAATTTCAGTGATGAATCAGCAGGAATACAGTGGTGCAGGTAGTGTCCATTGATGCCCATAAAAATAAAATGGGTGGACGTAAAGTGGACATAGGCAAAGAAAAAGGGGCTACACTTTCGTGTAACCCCTTGATTTATTTGGTGGAGCTGGCGGGAGTTGAACCCGCGTTAATTGTTTTACATCTTATTGTTATAAATAACATTTTTATGAAATATCTTTGCCGCGTATTCTTTGCAGCTCCTTTCATGTCCTACTACTGGCCTGTTTAGGTTTGTATGTGCTGTTATCATATTCCTTCAGATATGAGCCGTAATGTCTGAAAAGCATCTCTGGACCTTTATGCCCCATTTGAGCGGCAAGCCAGAAAAGATTAACCCCTTGGCTGATGTGCTTTGTTGCAAATGTGTGCCTTGTTTGATAAGGGTTGCGATACCGAATTCCCGCCTTTTTTAGTGTGGGTACCCAGGCTTTTTTACGAATGGCATCTGCACCTGCCCAAGCTTCACCTTTTTTGGGGTCCTCAAAGACCACTCCACCTTTCATAAAAGTGAATGTCTTCTGATTTAATAGGGCTGATATAGCGTTAGTGTCTAGTTCAACTTTTCTGGTACCGGCTTTTGTCTTCGTTCCTTTTATTATTCCTACTACTCGTGCCGATTGGACATGTACGGTTTTGCCAATGAAGTCGATATCTTGCCATCGAAGCGCGCATAACTCGGAGCTTCTAAGCCCTGTATGTATCGCAAAAAGGAATAAATTTTCCCATTGTTTTTGTTTATTGCTTGCTGCTGACAGTAATGCAGTAACCTCGTTAGGAGATAGAGGGTCAACAATATATTCGTTATCGTTTTCTATTCGTTCAGTTTGATACCGTGATGCTGTTACTAAATTCACAGGATTCATACTAATCAGGCAATCAGTAACTGCTTCATCTATGGCGCTGCGTAAAAATGACAGATTATTCCTGATTGTTTTCAGAGCAGTTGATCGTTTTTGAATCCAAGTTTTTAATATTGCTGGTGTTAGGTTTTTTACTTGCCTTTCGAATGATTTTTTACGGTCAGTAAGTCGCTTAGACTCATCAGCAAGAGTCTTGGCTTGGCCTTCGATATTGCGAACATGGATCATGATAGCATCAAGTTTATCACCGATAGTACATTCGATACTTTCAAGTGTATCGGCGATATCTTCTGGCGAGAATTCGCCAGTTTCTACCAACTGTTGTAATTTTTCATAATCTGCTGCTAATGCAATTGCGGTTGTAGTCATTAGTTTGCTTTCTCTAATTGAGTTAAACATTCTTTCTCTATTTCATTCAAGCGACGCAGACGACCGGATAAGTACTTTTCGTAATCCTTGTCTCCTTTGGCCTTGGCGTTGCCTAAATGAATGCCTAATTCACGGATAAGGGTAGATGCTATGCCGCGAATTTCATTTTTGCTGACAGCGGTACGCATAGTTTCTGTATTACGGGTGAACTTATCGTCTAGTTCCTTGCGTAATCTGACTAGATCCTCGGCCTTATCACTGGCGGCCTTGATTTCAAATTCAATGTTGTTGTCGGCCAGATATTCAGGGTTATCATGCATACCCATAAATACATCAGCAGAAAATCCAAGCATCGATAACGCTTTCTTTATGGCATCGGTGAGTGATTTCTTGATGGCTTCTCCATCTGTTTTAATTCCATATTTGGTTCTGTACATGTATGGTGTTGCACCATAACTTTCAATTTCAGCGCAAATGTCACATTCGACCAGATACCAAAAGAGAATTTTGATAGAGTGATTTTGTTCACATATTAATGTGCCGTCAGAATCACGTAAGAATCGGCTCCCAATTTGTTTATTTTTATCGTCATAGATAGGTTCTGACATGGGGGCGCCATTGATCAGTTTTTCTTCTGTGACATTACAGCCCCATCCATAACCGAATGGTCCGAATAGTTCTGTTGCCCGCATAAACATATAGTTACTGTTTATGCTTGTACCGTTGAACCCCATTCCCTCTAATGGTTTTGTAAAGTGGGGATCGGTGCGTTGGACTGCTTTCCAGATACGGAGATTCGTTTGCTGCTCATCGCCTTGTGCCTTGATAGTTTCTTCCAGCAAATTGGCACGATGTTGGAAGTTATCATCATTGGTGTTCAGGGTAGCAGCAGGAGGCAATGAGGTGACTTCATCATCCGCCGTAGTGTCTTGTGCAGTCTTTTCTACCGCTTTGTCCTCTTTGGTTTGCTTGGTTTTTCTGGTCTTAAGAGACGTGATTTCGCTTTTTTTCTCTTTAACCTGTAGTGCCGCCTGTGGGGGTTCAACCTCATCTGGAGCGACATCTGTTATTGAGGCTTCTGATGTTGACATCGGATAATCGGAAACTTTGGGTTGCTCTTCTGGTAATTCAATGGATATGTCGGTATTACCTAAAGCACAGTTTAAAAATTCCTTCATAGCGATGACATCGGCCAGAAATTCAGGACGGCGTTTACCTTCACGCACGATGCTGAAAAGCGTTTCTCTTGGAATGGACAGAGCGTCGGTTCTGATGCGAAATGCGGTGGACCATTGCCTCCATGTTTCATTGTTGTCTGCTATCAGTTGCTTAGCTTCTTTTATACTATGTGACATAATCGCCCAGCAATGAAAGTCACCGTCTAGTAATGCCAGTGCAATTTCCAGATCTAACGTGGCGTAAGTGTGGTTAAAATCACGTGTAGTAATAGATGAGTTTTTCGTTGGTTCGAGTGTTCTAGCCTGCCATGTGGTGCCGTTGAACTCGTATTCAGTAGCAAATTTTTCGTCAAATTTACCAATTGGTGGGCGAGGGGAGCCTTGTATATCTTTACAAATAATCGGTTTTGATGTGTTGAAGTTGCTCATATCGTCCGCGTACTCTTCCCCAAGGTAAACAATGGCCATAGCTTTAGCCATTTTTTCGGAATTGGTTTTGAGTGCGATTGCAAGTGGTACGGCCCCATTTTTTTGAGCTTTTTTTGTCGGCTCAAAGACACAGATATATGTGAACATTGGTCTTACCTCTTTAATGAATTGCTTTTTTTTGCCAGTCTTATTGCTGCCTTAATCCCGGTTTTTGGCATTTTGACTTTTGGATATAATCCCTTGACAGCATTTGAATAAACCATTCCCGTCGTTGGGTAATATTCAACCCGCCTTTTGCCACCGATAATAGATATATGCATAGTTTCGTTTGTTGTATCGCTATTAACGCAGGATGCTTACGATGTTCTTGCAACGTTACCAGAAGAGGCGTTTAGTTCAGATTTTTTGCGTCGTGTCTACGTTGAAATCAAAAAACAAGCGTTCAGTAGCTCCCTGATTGATCCAATATTCATCGCTGAGGCTATGAGTGGAGATGGTAATACATTAGCTAATGTCCTGGAGTTGAGTAAGAGCCCTGTTTGGAATGCAAACCTGAAAGGCTATGCCAATAAAGTTAGTGAATATTGGTATGTTCGGCGGGTTACAGCAGTGATCAACGCCGGTCAACAGGCGTTACTGGAAACTAAAAATCATACTCAAGCACAACATGTCATAGCGGGCTTTATGTCCACTATGGGGGAGTTAATGCGAGATACTGGCAACCTAGTTCCCGTGCACATCAAGACATTGGTTGAAGGGTACATTGACACACTGGAGAGGCGTAACTTAGGTGAAGATAGTCGCGGCATGATTATGACAGGTATTGAGCCATTTGACTCGTTGACGGGAGGATTTAACCCAACTGATTTAATTCTCATCGGCGGTCGTCCCGGCATGGGCAAAACAGAACTGGCACTTTGCATGATTGAGGGTATGACGAGGCATGGAGGGGCAGTATTGCTGTTTTCAATGGAAATGGCAGCACAACAAATTACAGAGCGTATGGTTGCTGGTTCTGCCCAACTGTCAGTTTCCAAATTGAGAAGTGGTGAATTTTATGATGAAGATTGGGTTCGTATATCTAACGCAATAAGCGAGTTAATAGATCGTGATATTCATATTCTTGATGCTAGTGAATTAAGCGTTGAGCAAATATGTGCTATCAGTGAAACTCATAAACGCAGGTATCCGAATCTGAAAGGAATTTTTGTTGATTATCTGGGATTGATAGAAAAGCCCAAAGCCGAACGTAATGATCTTGCTATCGCTCAAATATCTAGGGTCCTCAAAGGACTGGCTAAACGACTGCATACACCAGTTACCGCATTGAGTCAGTTATCAAGAGAAGTTGATAAGCGGCCAATGCATCAACGTCGTCCTGTTGCGGCTGATTTAAGAGATTCAGGTAGCTTAGAGCAAGATGCAGACAGGATTATTTTTACTTACCGGGATGTTGTTTATAGCCCACGAAGTCCAGCCAGAAATTATGCTGAGATTATTTTGGATAAAAATCGTCACGGTGAAACCGGAACGATATTCCAGGAATTTAAAAACGGGCATTACTTACCAACTGATCAAATTGTTGCTGCTGAAATATGTCGTACACAGCAACAGACTAAACAAAAAGAGCGCCGATATGCGGACAAAGCATTTTAACTAAAGACCAAAAGAGGCAGACCAATATGACCATAAACAGTAAACTGATTTTATTAGATAATTGGGGTATTTATTAATTATCCCATTTTGGTGTAGTGCCGAAAACATCGCTATCTTACAAAGTTAGACTTGAAAGCTAGTCGATTCAATGTAAACGCCAGCAGGATGCTGGCTTTACCAAAATAGAATTGCTGGTGGATAACTAAGAGCTGGAGATGCTGAAGCTCAATTGTACTCTTCGAAGATCGGATAGGGAATCTTACAAAGTTAATGAATACCTCACTATGTTGATTAGGATGGATGATCATTCATGAAAAAAGTAGGTAGTTCAGTTGCATAAACAGCAAAGTGAAAAGTGTGTGGGAAAGCCTTTTTGTAGCTGAATATTGTTTTTCTAGTGAAGTGGCCTGCTGGAACACACTGGGATGGTATAAGAGTTGAAGTTGTATTTGTAACGTACAAATTACATATTAAGTATATTGCTTGCGTTCAAAACGAAAAAAAAATACCATAAAATCTGCTTAACGCAATCAGGGTATCTAAATGAGCATTAACGACACACAAAGTGATATTACCGATTTGATAATAAACGCTTTCAGGCGTGATTTTTGGCTTAACGTACAAGATGAATTATATGCTAAGTATGCCGCAGCACAGGAAGTAACTATAGGCGATATATTAAAACTTGGTGAGCAGGAGCAACGTAGATTTAGGCCTCAGGCTAGGCACTATGGCCTTAACTCAGCTTTGAGGGAAGCTGCAAGTCGTTCAGGTTATCTTTGTTACGATGCTGATACATCCCCGAAAGGGGAGCATTATATTATTATTGATTCAGAAGGTGTTAAAATTAGCCGTATTGGGTTAAATCACGATGAGCGCCACATAAGGGGCGCGAAACATCGTTCATTGATAGCCCAATTGAATGAAAAATTTGAAGGCTATACTCCAGATCTTTTTAGAGAAGAAGATAGTAAACATCATAATGACATTGATACGTTAGGTGTGTTGTTAATAAATATTAATCCACCATATCATGAATCTCAGGCCAGCATGATGGATTTAAGGATTGTGGTTCCTTTTACCAATATGAAAGGTTTTCACTATAATAAATCTGTAACGGAGCTTTTAGCGCTCTATACTGGAGAGAAAAAGATAGTCATTCCTGATATGGTTTTACCTAAGCTCAAGAAGCGCCTGAAGGATCAGGAAAAATAGAATAGGTGAGACATTATGAGAGTGGGAATTTCTGGTTTCCAATCTGAAAGGTTGACACAGATAAGAGAAGCGAGGGGATTATCGAAAATTAACCTTGGTAGATTAGTGGATCGTTCTCCATCAACTATTACCAAATGGGAAAACGGTAATCATTCCCCCGATGCAGAAGTATTGCATAGCTTAAGTCAGATTCTTAATTGCCCGGTAAGTTGGTTCACAAAGCCTATTGTTAAGTACGAAAAAAGACCAGTATTCTTCCGAACACTTTCAACTACGGCAAAAGACTTATGTATCGCCTCAGAGCGGTACATGGGATGGTTTCAAGAGTTATCATGTAAGATGCAAGAATATCTTGATTATCCAGAAGTTAACATTCCTCATCTTAACGTAAAGGATTACAGAGCGATAGATGATCAGTTGATTGAAAGAATGGCTTTTGAGTGTAGGAAAGCTTGGGGATTAGGTATTGCACCGATAGATGATCTATTACTTGTAATGGAGAATGCGGGGATAGTCTGTTCCAGATTTGAACAAGGTAGTTCTGTAATGGATGGCTATTCTCAATGGAATGATTTAGATAATAGACCGTATGTGGTTTTAGCTAGTGACAAAGATAACTATTATCGTAGTCGATTTGATGCTGCTCATGAATTAGGTCATATAGTCTTACATCGATATATAAATAAATTTGATACTATTAATTTTAATCCAATAGAAGAGCAAGCACATAAGTTTGCGTCGAGTTTCATGTTGCCGGAAGAGTCATTTTCTGTAGAGCTTCCTCCATATCCTACATTACAGAATTTCATATCTTTAAAAAATCGCTGGGGGATGTCGGCACAATCTATGATCCTTAGGGCGAGAAATTTAGAGTTAATATCTTCTCTGGAATATCAGAGATTATATAAAAATATTTCTGCTAGAGGTTGGCGAAAAGGAGAGCCGCTTGATGATCTTAGAAAACCAGAGTCGGTTCGTTTGTTACCTAGGTGCTTGAACCTATTATTGGATTCTGGAACTTTTAGTAAAAAAACGCTTCTTGAGGAATTTGGTTTCCCAAAAGGAGATTTAGAGGATTTATGTTCAGTTCCTAAGGGATTTTTTTCAGAATCACAGGTACTTGATTTTCAATCCAGAATACAATTGAAGAATAGTATTAAGATATCTACGACACAACAAGATACAAACGTCGTTAACTTATTTAATAAAAAGTAAAATTGGGAATTAATACTAACACCTGTTATTCTATTCGTATCGGCCTGAACATCCGATAACCTAAACAAAAGCTGCTGTGTCATAACTTTGAGGATAAGTGATGACGCAGCATAGTTTTATCAAAATCTCGAATGACACCCTGAGACCGGCGACTCCCGCAGCCAGGGAATACCTGCACTTCAAAGTGAAGTGTGGCGATGTGCTTTATGCGGATTTTAAGAAAGCACGTAACCCGCGTTTCCATCGTAAATATTTTGCCCTTCTGAATCTTGGCTATGAATACTGGCAACCTACTGGAGGCACTATTTCCCCGAAAGAGAAAGCGCTTGTGCGTGGCTACGTACAATTTCTTGCACACTTCGCGGGCAGTGAAGATGTCTTACAATCCGCTGCGGATGAATATCTTGCTGGCATATCCAAAAACCGAGCCCAGAACATTACTGCCACCAAATCCTTTGATACCTTTCGGCGCTGGGCAACAGTGGAGTCAGGGCACTATGACACTTACGAGATGCCTAACGGAAGTCTATATCGTGAACCTCGTTCAATCAGCTTTGCCAAAATGGAAGAGCTGGAATTTCAGGAACTTTATAAAGCCATATTAAACGTGCTTTGGAACTTTATATTGTATCGCAATTTCCCGACTAGAGAAGCTGCTGAGAATGTCGCCTCTCAGCTGTTCGATTTTATTTAATGCAGAGCGAGACTAATGACCAAAAGTGAAAAAGGAAGTTGAAGAGGTACGGCTATGTCGGGTGTGATGTTTCCAACGGATGGGCTACAGTTGAGCCAATCACAAGAAATCTGGTTGCAGGATTGGTTATCTAAGTTTGGCGCGTGGGTTTACTCTGGCAGGTTTGATAAACGTCAGAGCAGTATGATTGCTGAGTTTATGGCGACAGTAGAGCCGAGAGGTTATCCAGAACGTCCGATATGTAATGATGATGATGGTATGTTAATCGCTAGGGTAGTAGACCATATTTACCATATTGATCGGGTTGCATTTGGGATGTTGCTTAGTCGATATGTTTATTGTGTATCTGATAGAGCAATTGCTAGGCATTATCATGCAACGGTTCAGCCAAGAATTATGATCCGCAGAAATGGTATGTTGCGTAAGCGAAAGCCATCAATGTCAACTTGTCGGCGTGAGGTTGAGGAAATATTAAGAACAACGGAATATTTGATTTATCAACCATTGCAAGATGCCTTTATAAGACGGGAACAGGAAAGAAAATCAAAACTTTTGTCACGAACGTGTTGACATCTTTGAACTTATGAGCCACTATTCTAGTATACGTTGCGATAGTAGCATTCGTGACTGATAGCCTCGCCCAGTGCGGGGTTTTTTATTGCCTGAAATCCAGATAAAACTTGCTGTTGTCATCGGTCAGAGTTACATGTGTGTCTATGCACATTAACTGACCAAAGGTTTAAATTATCATGCTAAAACATGAAGATATGACAACAATAGCCTCATGTGTTTTAGAAACCGTACCGATGTATGACTGGGTTTCTATTCCTGATGTTTCAACTCTGACGGGGCTATCAACGCCGCGTTGCCAATTACTTTTAACTCAATTTTGTCTGGCTGGATTGATGGAAAGCCGGGACAACGACACCTTTTTCAAGCGTTGCCCCTGATGGGGTAACTTCTTAAGCGGTGAAATGGACGGCTGGTGAAGTTGACGACGCCAGCCATTCGCCTGTTCTGTGCTGACCTGAGAGTAAGCCAGTATCGATTTATGGAAAATATTGTGAATTTAAGTGGTATCACATTAATTAATGACGACTCTCTACGATTTATCAAAACGTTACCAGACAGCTGCATAGACTTAATTGCCACTGATCCGCCCTATTTTCGGGTGAAAGAGTGTGGTTGGGACAGACAATGGGAGGATGTAACGGCTTATCTTGCGTGGCTGGATGAAGTACTGACTGAATTCTGGCGTGTGCTGAAACCCAACGGCAGTTTGTATATGTTTTGTGGTTCGCGTCTGGCATCTGATACGGAAATCCTTGTTCGTGAACAGTTCAATGTGCTTAACCACATTATCTGGGCAAAACCTTCTGGTCCGTGGCGCAGACAGAATAAAGAAAGTTTAAGGGCTTATTTCCCTGCTACTGAACGGATCATATTTGCTGAACATTATCAGGGGCCTTATCAACCCAAAGGTGATGGGTATTTCCATCAGTGCCGCGAACTCAAGCAATATGTCTTTAAACCGCTTGTGGACTACTTTCGCAACGCACGGAAGGCGTTAGGTGTCACAGCAAAAGAAATTCATAAGGCAACGGGAAAGCAGATGGCCAGCCACTGGTTCAGCGATAGTCAATGGCAATTACCCAATGAAGTAGACTACCAAAAACTGCAGGTACTGTTTGCCCGAATAGCCAAAGAAAAACACCAGAACGGAGAATTAAACAGGCCGTATCATGAGCTAGTAGAATCTCATCTTACTTTATCACGCCAGTATGAAGAATTGAGTCGGGAATATGGGCTGCTGCGTCGCCCGTTTTCTGTAACTGTTGATGTTCCCTATACCGATGTATGGATGTTTCCCGCTGTTCAGTATTACCCTGGCAAACACCCTTGTGAAAAGCCAGCCGATTTGATGGCACATATTATCCAGTCTAGCAGCCGGGAAGGAGATCTAGTGGCAGATTTCTTTATGGGATCGGGCGCAACACTAAAAGCAGCACTAAAGCTGAATCGTCGTGTCTTGGGTGTAGAATTAGAAGAAGAATACTTTAATCAAACTAAGCAGGAAATTGGGGCGATGATATGAATAACTACCTCGCTGCGGTGAGGGGTTATTTGAGTTTCTCTCATTAGTTGTTATGGCGAAATAATGAATTGTTGGATAGTATTTGGCGGATTTCATCGTCAGAAAGTGGTAGTAATCTCGGTGAACAGAGATTAACGTTTTGACTTGAAGTAATGCTCTTAGCGAGATCTATATAAGCTCTGAATTCAACTTGACTGTGTCCACCTTCATTCATTTCCATCGGCTGAATAATCACATGATGGTTTGATAAAAAAAAGTTATACCAAGTATTTTTCCTCACTTTTTTTATTAGTTTTTTAAGCAAAAACATTGCAGGTATCATTTGCCCTAGCAATAAACGAGATGTAGTAAAGGGAGTGTCGGGGGTACCAGAGACTTCTTTACCAGTACTGACGTTGCGAACAACAATTTTATTAATATATAGTCGTATGTAAATTAAGCTCATAAAAATGTGTATGTCAGGTAATGCAAATTTGTTATAAGTAGACGTTCTTCTCTTAATACAGTGAAGTCTGATTCTCACTGAGTCTTTTAAATCAATACCGGGCAAATCAGCCCAAACAATTAAATTAACTAAATGATCACCCCATCAATAGGATGGAATTATGCGTATGGACAAATACACCAGCCCCATTGCATATACTTGGGGCGCTTTTACAGCAATGCTTGGCGCTCTGTCGCTGAACGACTGGGCCATCATTATTGGCATTATCTGCACTGTTGGTACCTTTGGGGTCAACTGGTACTACAAGCATCGGGAGTTTAGCCGCAATGACAAAGACCAGTAAGTTAAGTGCTGCGGTTATCGGTCTGGCTCTCTCTGGTGCAGGTGCTATGGCGATACTGTCTCAGTTTTTGGACGAGAAAGAGGGTAACCGGTTATCAACGTATCAGGATGCGGGTGGAGTCTGGACAATCTGCCGAGGTGTGACTCGGATTGATGGAGCTCCCGTTCGTCAAGGGATGAGGTTAATACCGAATCAGTGCCGTGACCTTAATGCACAAGAAGCAAAGCAGTCCATCGCATGGGTAAAACGCAATGTGTGGGTGCCATTAACTGAACCTCAGATAGCAGGTATTGCCAGCTTTTGCCCGTATAACATTGGCCCATCGAAATGCTTCTCTTCCACGTTCTATCGAAAGCTGAATGCCGGAGATAAGAAAGGCGCTTGTGCTGAGATAAAGCGTTGGGTATTTGACGATGGTCGAGATTGCCGACAAACCAAAGGGCAGGCAAACGGCTGTTATGGTCAGGTTGAGCGACGCGCCCAGGAATCGGAATTAACTTGCTGGGGGTTGGGTGAATAGACATTCGTTGGCCGGAAGATTGTTTCTGTTTGGTTTCGTTCTTGCTCTGATAGGTAAAGATGGATGGGGTTGGTTTCTGGGGCGTTGTTGCTATGAAATTTAGCTTTCATTACTACACGATACTAGCGTTGATCCTTATTTCATTGACAGCGTATTATTATCACTCTGAGTTACAGAGAGAGCAACGTGTTACAAAGCAGCAGCAAGAAGACATTCAGCAACTCACAGACATTATCGACTATCAGAACTCTCACATCACGATGTTGAACGAGTTGGATGTGAAACATACGAAGGAACTTGCTAATGCTAAATCTGAAAATGATGCTCTGCGTGATGATGTTGCTGCCGGTCGTCGTCGGTTGCGCATCGCGGCCACCTGTCCCGTGTGTGAGGCCACTACCTCCGGCGGCGTGGGCACTACAACCACAGTCGAACTCACTGGAGAAACTGGATCAACTGTTCTTGATATCCGAGAAGGCATCATCAATGACCGAGCAAAATTAAGATATTTGCAGGATTACATAAAAACTGAATGTTACAAGGTGACAAAATGAAAACAGAAGTTGATCTGATTTACTTCGAGAAAGACAGGGAAACGCAAACACGACTCAGTAAATACTATGTATAGCACAACAATTCAGAGACGATCCTTGATCAAACGCTTATCATCAGCAAAGACGAATTCGGTAAATACATTGCAAAAATGGCGTTTACTAATGTCCCTAAACTGAAATCAGAGAAAGAGACAGCAATTAAAACTGGCGGACTGGATGAAACGTATGAGTGAAGTGATAAAAGAACACTGGCAGGATAAGATACCGCATCCAGAGGCAGCTCCTTCTAATTGAGGAATAGAACACATTGCCACCTCAGAGCAAATGATACTGGGGTGGCTGGAGTATGTTAGGGGGCAGTGCATTAACTGAGTATTGGAATTTTTTCTTAAAATCGGCTTTACGTCAGAGGACGAAGAAAAAAATAGTGCTATATATTTAGTTAGCGTTTAAAGTTCCTGGCCTCAAAAACGGTTACATTAACACCTTGGAAAGAAAGACAAGATAATGAAAGACATAGACGTGCGGCGTGCTGTTCATTCTAAGATACTGAAGGAGCATCACAAAGATCCAGATACATTGATTATTGACGAGTTTACAATGAGTCTCGGAGCAAGCCGTGCTGATATTACGGTGATTAATGGACTTATGCATGGTTATGAAATCAAAAGTAAAAGTGATAACTTGCTCCGTTTACCATTACAGATTCAATATTATTCATCGGTTATGGATAAGGTAACTCTTGTTGTTTCTGAAACTCACTCTAAGCCAGCAATGGAGATTATTCCTGATTGGTGGGGAGTTAAGATAGTAACGCAAGGTACAAGAAATGGTATACATTTACATACTGAGCGCCACAATCGCCTTAATCCGTCTATAGATAAAGTATCCCTTTCTATGTTGCTATGGAAAGAGGAAATGCTGGAAATTTTCTCTGATTTAGGTAAAGACCGTGGTCTAAAAAGCAAACCACGGCGTGTGTTATGGAATAAATTAGCAGAAACTGTAGATACAGATGAGCTTCGTGATTTGGTCAGGAAAAAGCTTAAAGCCCGTACAAATTGGAGAGCTGAGAGACTACCTTAGTAATATGGTGGTTTTGTCCAATTCTCCTCCAAACTTCTGGACTGCCAAATTTGTGATTTCCCTCAGGATCTTGAAGGTATTGCGTGTATTCTCTCGCGTAATTATCAATATCTTTATCACCCGTAGAGAATGAATTTCCTGAGTATTCAGGGTGGGTCACAATTGCTTTACTATGAGCGCCATACTGTTCATAGCCATATCGATTCGCAACTTGCCCTCTAAATACTAAAAAATCACTATCGGCAGTATATCGAACACTGGCGGTAACACTGGGGAATCGAGTTGCAAGGCGAGAATAATCAGGGTGCTGTATACCATAGTCACTATAAATGACGTTTCTTAATAACTGTCCGCTAGAGTGAAGAGCTTGCCACAATGTCCATTCCAAGCGAGTTTGAGAGTAAGTTCCTAATGATATGCCGCTCAAATCAATAGGGAAAGATCCTGATGCTAATGATATAGAACGGAATCTCTGGAGGTTGCTAAAGTTATTAATCAAGCCCAACGCAAGTATTTTGCTATGCCCTGAGCTGACATCACTTTCTGATAGCAT